GGCATGATTGTTTTATGCTAAAATATAAAAGCAAATAGTTTTTCGCTATCAATACGGCCAGTCTAAACAAGTTTACTTTGAAATGTAAAAACCGAAAACATATATCAAAACGCAAGTATATGGTAGAAAAATATCGGGGTTTTATCTAACACGTGTCACAAATATCAGAAAAACACTTTCATTTTGCCAATTATCGTCCTCTTGCCACCTGCCGTACCCGATTATTTTTGCACAACCCGATAAACTCTACATTCTCGGCAAGGATCGTCATGCCGTCCGGTGCATCATCATGCTTGTTACCTCCCTCTTTCTTGTAGCCAGTAAGCGCTTTCATAAACCGATCGTAATCCGAACCTTTCTTATACTCGCCCTCTTCTAGGAAATAGCAATGCTTTTTGATCCAACCGGACTTCAACAAGATACGTGTTTCCTTGTTGGCGGTCGTAGGCTTTGCTTGGATGATACATTTTTCATTCTTTTCCTTTACCGCCTTTCGGACATTCAGGGCGAAGAGACGACCACCATTGTTGCTCTCAATACGCATATTGTCGCAACGGGTATCAAGGATCAGGGAAACCAACTTTGGTTCGGTAATCTCTACATTGTCCTTGGTAAACAGCACATCGGTAATGAAATACTTCGTGCCGAATACCTTGGCAATCGGCGCACAGAAATCATCGTCTCCTTCGTCTGCCACATCAGTAGCACCGATCACACCGTCCGGTTGCTTACCTTCTATATCTGCCAGCTTGAATCGGTTTAATTCTGATTTTGGGAACAACAACCCAATAGCCTCGATCGGTTCCTGCATATACTCGGCACACCAGATGGAATCGTCCGTTTCCTCCCGTAATTCATGGTAATACTCCGTTGTATGCACATCCTCACAAAAAGAGCGGTCGTTCTCATCCAAGGCAGCGATACGAATAATCTCGTCATACTTCCCCATCTCTTCCATACGGCCAAGTACGTCCGTAGCCGACCAACGTGTACCGATGTCGATAGAGCAACAGTTCCCCTCTATACGGGAATCATGCGTTCCCTGCTTCCACGACCAAACCTTTTCGTTATTGGTGTCGGATAGTGCATCTTCCAGGCTCTTATACAAGTCGTCGGTCATGGCCAACATAGACGCACCGAAACCGATTACCGTACCGCCTACACCAGCCCCGAAGTAACTCACCTGCCGGGCAGCTTCCAAGCTCCAGCCGTGCACATTCTGTTTATCCCCTCGCAATTGCACATCCGGGAATATCTCTTTGAACCGGGAAGAGCGGACAATGTCGCGTGTATCATAAGATAGTTTATTATACAGTGTATCGGAACAACAGTTGCGCATGACCGACTCTTCCGGGAAATGGCCAAGCATCCACGAAATGAACAAGGATGATATATAGGACTTCCCAGCACGTGGCGGCATGGAGACGGCCAGCCGACGAATCACACCCGACAAATACGATTCGTACACCCGCGTAAAAGCGTCCGCCACCTTCTTCAAAAACAAACGCTTAGCGAAGAACTTAGGATCATGATATAAACAATAGGCCCAGAAATCATTCCGAGCCTCCCGTTTGCGCAATATGGTCGCAGCCTTCGCCTGCCTGATCAATATTTCTCTCTTACTCCTTTTCGCCACGGATAATTGCTGCTAGTTCTTCATCTGACATCGATTCCAATTCATCACCCAGTTTGACCTGGTTCTCCACTTCTTTCTTATCACGCCACTTGCCAGGTTGCCGGTTCTTCAGCCAGAAAATGGCGGCAGTTGTGTCCGGAGGGTAATGTTCGAGATACTCCACCTTGTCCGTAATCTTGCCCTCGTTGGTAGCGAACTTCGTCGCTCTGGCATCGTAACCAATCGCACGGCTATAAAGTCTCGATGCTACATTTGCATCTGCTACAGCTTTTCCCTTTTTTAAGGACTCAAGAAATTGAGGAAACTTCTTCTTCCAACTATTCAACGTTTGTTCCGAAACAGAGAAGAATTCAGCAATTTCCTTATCTGTTGCACCTAACAGACAAAGCTTTAGAGCCTGCTCTGCATATTCTTCTCTATATTCAGACTTACGCCCCCTACTTTTCTTTTTTACTTCATTCTTCTCTAACATACCTAACCAAAACTAACGAATCGGGACAATTCCGCCTTCAACTCAGGTAAACTTCCATTATCTAAATAGAAAGAAGAGCGCATTTTACCTTCTTTCTTTACACCACGCATTGACTTACACAAGTGTTCTCCTTCTAGCACTATACCCATTGCCAAAGGTGGATATTCCGAACCTAACGCTTCTTGAATCATCACAATGATATCTTTCGCCAATCGCTCTTGTACCTGTAATCGTGCCGCACAATAATCAACAACACGACCAACTTTCGATATGCCCAATATCTTACCTTTAGGATTAGGAATATAAGCAAACCAATACTTCCCAAAGAAAGGCATCATATGATGTTCACACATTGAATAGAATCCACCTGAATCTGCGATAACACTATTACAAGAAAGACCATCCATTCCATTGGGGAAGACTGTTATTTTAGGCACCTGTGCCAGATCATATCCACGAAAGATCTCTTTCCACATCCTTATAATACGATCCGGTGTTTCTCTTAAGCCCTCCCGACAAGGATTTTCACCTATAAAAGAAAGAATCGTTCTTATCGCACATTTAATATCTTGTGTATTTGTAGACTTAATTTCCATTTCGGATGCTCTTTAATATAATTAATAAATTCCTTCGTATTCTGACCGGAACAAGGCTGCAAATAATATACTCCTGCTGAATATTTATCATATTGCGACATATCCTGTCCGATATAAACTACCTTCAATTCATTCGGGTTAATCACGACAGTTTTACCTCCATCTTTCGGGGAACACGTAATCCAGTCTATATTTACAGGTGGAACCAAAGTTCCATTTGTCTCAATCTGAACAAATCGGCCAGTGGCCTTGATTTTATCAACCAAGTCATATGTAACCTGCATACAAGGTTCTCCACCTGTCAATACGACATGTAAAGCTGGATAACGATTTATTTCTGCAATAATATCATCATCACTTAACATCTTGCCTTCTTTGTGTTCTGTATCACAGAACGGACACCTCAAGTTACATCCGGAGAAGCGAACAAAAACAGTCGGTGTACCGATAAAATACCCCTCTCCCTGGATACTGTAAAAAATCTCATTTATCTTTTTCATACCACGCTATATTATTCTCCGATTCCTGGACCATCACTTTAAAACATTGAGGTATCTGATTACAGATCCATTTCGCAATATTTTCCGCTGTCGGATTAAACGATAATACCTCATTCAAGTTCTTATGATCCAATTTTTCCTGAATCATTTGCTTAATATGGGCAAAGTCGACAACCATACCATCTGGATTCAACTGCTTAGATCTACACCAAACAATTACAATCCAATTATGTCCATGCAAATTCTCACATTTACTTGCATAAGAGAGACTCAAACGATGAGACGCTGATATCTCAAGACGTTTCCTTACTGTATACATAGATTTATCGATAAAGAGTTAATATTTGTCTTATCTCTTCCTCCTCCCGTTTCCGACCATACTCGCCAGATTCGATTAAAGGAAGTATTTCACGCTTTATATAAGATATATTCTTGTCTATTACTTCTCTGGAGAACGGGTATCCGTTCAATGCAAAAGCAATAAATTTGCGGAAACACGGTTTGCAGTTCCAACATTCGTGCCCATCAACAGGAGCATAACAACTGAACGACGAACTAAACGCTTCATTAATACTGCCTCCTTGAATTATATATTGCTTCAACAACTCTGTCTTAGTATATGCTTTATAATCCAAATTTATCCTGATCGTTCGTTTCTCAGTCCAATGTTGTTTCTGATAGAGATATCCGAGTAACTCCTCGTACAATTCGGCAAATACAGGTGATTTATCAAGAACCCGGTCACCGGCTGTCGCTCCCAAACAGATTTCGTCGCCATAATTCGTTGCGATACCAATCAAATACACATTTCGAAGAGGAATAATCTTATCCTCACGTTCCCATTTTGATAAATCCAACTTTTCAATAACAATATCATCCGGAAGACGCTTCATTTCTTCTTTCGAATAACGGGTATTCATATCAATATAAAGCCTTATATCCGGTTTCCAGAGTTTATCAATCAACCAGCTATCCATGCCTCCTGAATACAGAAGGACTTTTTTATTATAAGTATTGTTCTGCATACCTTTGAAATTTTATCCATTCATTAAAATTGTGTCTATTCGATAAATCATGATTCTTATCCCGCATTCCTTTTGGGGGATTACGATATACCATTTGCTTTCCATTAAAGAAATAAATTTGCCCAAATCTGGAACCAGACAACCAGGTCGTACTATCAACACTATCAAACTTTAAAAAAGGAAGAAATGTCGTATTTGTAAATCCAAGCCCATGAATACGAGTACCGGCAGAATGAGCTTGATCGATAAACCACTTTAATATCATAGGATTCTCTCTTATCCGCCGACCTTCTTCCATTGCCGAAGTCGTACCAATCGCAACATAAGAATACTCCTCACACATCCGAATAAAATAATCCTTTCCTCGACTTGCATGCCAAACAGGAATAGGCTGCCGTCCTATACGATCTTCCAAGTATCTACGATAATATTCGACTTTCTCCAGTCCAACGACAACGTCTATATCCAGCTCAAAGAAACGTTGAATGTTATTCTTTAAAACAAAGTCGGCATATTTCTTAACATAGCCATCCCAGTCAAAACTATCATTCTTCCCAGAAAAAGCAGAAAACGCCCCGCTATCAAGAATATGCTTCTCTTGACAGACATAACTACCATAACGTCCCGATTTATGCTCCCAAAAAGAACTTAAAAGATAGATATCTTTCGTGTCCAGATCCCACCGTTTGGCACAAGATTTATAACCGGCAAGGTATAAGATCATAACTCTATCTCCTTTCCGCAATGGGGACAAATCATAGTCTTTCTCTTATTCTCCACCTTATCTGCTCCCTCAAAAAAACGATCCACATCTGTCGGCATATCATCAAATGGAAGCTCCAACTCCCAATCACCAAGTTCGTCAATACCAAAATCTTCAACTACAGCTGCGAAATCGAACATAGAAGTATCTGATGTATGGTTATCAGCCAGAGCCAAAAGCTTTCTTTTTTCATCCTCTGTAGACAAATCCGTTCTTCTGATCGCTATCAATTCATTTCCATCAGACTCAACAATTCGGACTTTCAACCCCAGTTCTAAAGCCTGCTCATAAACGCCATTCCCGGCAATAATAACATCGTTCTTATCCAGAAGAATAGAACGACCGGTACCACAATCCTCTAGACTCTTCTTAATAAGCCGTTTATTTTTATCGGTATGAATACGATAATTCCGGGGGTCATACTTCAATTCAGCCATAACTTTTATTCTAAAATATAACAGGAGAAATCTATTAACCTAAATACAGTTGCAGTTCCCGGATAGCCTGTTCCACGCTCCGAACAATCACATACTTACTACCTGCCATTTCAACCTGGCGTTGGTATTCCTTTTGCTCTGCAGACTGTTTACCTGTAGATGTCTTGAACTCTAGACAAAGAGAAGCATATCCCTTTTTCGGTATCTGAAGGATTACATCGGCCACTCCACGTTTAACACCTTGGCGCTTCATATTAGCCGCTTCTATTTTATGCCGGCTACCACCGTTCGGGACTGCAAAAAGAAGTCGATCCGGTAAGTTCGGAAAAAATAAAGGAACCTTGCTGAAAAACTCCGACTGAATCCGAGCTTCTTCGTTGTCATGATGCTGTTTTGACTTAGGAGGGATCTTTTTATCTGAGTAGCAATTATAACAGATATACCCTTCTTCAGTTTTGATTACAGAAACTGTTTCCCGGCCACAGGCTATACATTTTTGCGTTTTCATATCTTAGTTTCATATAAGATATAAAGAACAGAAAGAAAGCCCTTGGTTATCCTGAGGGCTTTCTTAACTCACTTCTTTCGTGATATAAGTCACTTTACTTTCTGAATTTTCGTATATTTGTGATTTTAATTTAAAACTGTATTATTATGTACAATGAAGTTTACATAACATATTTCGATTTATTAGGATTCAAAGAGTTTATTAATAATAATTCGGAAACATATATAGATACACGTATGGAACACATTTTTCGAGATATAGAGTTGTCTCTTACTCTTGAAAATAAAAAACTTAGTTCAGTTAATCCCAATAATATAATTCCAGATCTTATTCAGGCTAAAGTAAATTGTGTAAATATATCAGATACCATTATATATTGGACAAAAGATTCAAATATTGATTCCTTATATAATTTGTTTTTAGTTTCATTTCTATATAATCAACATTGTAATTTGGACAATTTTCCTGTTAGAGGATGTTTAACCAAGGGATCTCTCAGTCATATTATGGGAAATTTCAAGTTTTCCAATAATTCTTTATATGCAGTACAATGTCCCTACGGGAAAGGACTTGTAAAGGCTCATGAAAAAGCTGAATCTCAAGAATGGGCAGGTACAGTTATTGATCAGGAAGTAATAAATGATTTAAAAAATAGTCAATATTCAAAATCTTTCGAGACTTATTGTTTACAGTATAATATTCCATGCAAGAATACAAACAACATTTCTCAATATGCTTTTAAATTGATTAAAGAAATAAACAACAATGAACATCTTTCTAATCTTAAGCATAGTGTTAAGTCCATATTTTCAGCAGATAAGAAGTCTATTGATGAAATATCTGTAAAAAAGAAAATAGATAATACGTGTGATTTTTTGGACTATTGCTACAAAAAACAGAATCAAAAATTTGAGGACTGATTTTGGCTAAAACTGATATGTTACCAGATAAAAACAAATCCACTTCCCGACTGGGGATTATTCCCCAACGTTAGGAGGTGGATTGTAGTTATTGCCTTGATTCCAATAGTTGCAATCGTTTCAAGTGATAAGCCATTCGTTCAACTAAAGATTGTATTTGATTAATGTAGTTTTTAATAAATTGGCAACCAGCTTAAAGATGAAAGAACGTATTCCACGATTAAGAAGCCGGGATGCCAAACAGCAAAACGAAAGAAGCCTTGATTTTTTCGAGGCGATGGTGTCAGATACATGATCCTGTTCAATAACAAATACCTCTAATGCCAATATTTTCGCTTCTCTCTTAGTCATATCGTTCTATTATTCACAAAGTCCATAATAACTCATACAGCTTGTTGCCACATCGTCATCATCGAACAGAGAACCACCTGTATGTTTACTTTGTACGTAGCGAACAACATCACCTATAAGCGGATATACACCTTTGTAATGTTTCGATGAGATTTTATCGGGACCAAAAAAACAGCTATTGAATTGTTGTTCGAGCCTTGCAATGCAACTAATCCTTTCCGGGTCTTGAACACTGATGTTATATATATCTTGTTGCGAAGCCATTATGCATGGATAACATCCTACCCGTTTATAACCCATTCGATATAAAGGATTAGGTTGTAATCCATTGTCAAGAATATAGTCTATCACCTGTTGTGCCGACCAGTCGAATACAGGTCGTAAAAGATCATCAGAATGTTTTGATCTAAATTCCAACACGTCTTTACGTCGATAAGTATGAAATTTGTCTTTTCCATGTTTGTCTTTCCCATACGGCTGCACATAATATTAGGTGCATTGCTTTCGCATTTCTGCGCGTTTAGTACTTTCTGAGGCACGTATACCCTGTATCATCAAAATATCATCGTTTATTTCATCAAGGACGTAATCTATCATTGGAATTGTTTTCAATTCATACGTACAGAACCGTCGTTGCGAAGACGGCCAACGAGACTTCTTTTGTGCCAAGTCAACCATTCCATCAAACTTTTTTGACTTGATCGTGACAAGGCTCAGATCAAGCTGTCGGCATATCTCTTCAATATATTGGTAAGTCAACGGGTGTTCCCAAGCAGTATCACAAAACACTGTGATAAAATCTTTTGTTAGGTTATTACGTACCCAAAGCAGAGACGCAAGACTATCTTTACCCCCGCTGAATGTAACTATTACTTTCATTTCTCACCTCCTTTCATCAATTGTTCAACGGTAATAGGAACTACACGAGAAACAGCATAATAGGCGTTATTCGTCAATTGACGTTGCCATGCCGAAAAACGGGGTGACCAGCGAAAACCGTTATGTTTGAGATTTGAAATAACGTCTGGTTGCGGCTTAGTGTCGAAAACTATTTGCACCCTGTCCTCGGAATAGTTTTTGATTACCCGGCCACCCTCGAAAAGTATTTCGGTATCTTCTTTATTTGACCTTACTTCCTGAGCTTCGCATACAGCTTTCGCCATTTCAGCAAGTTTAAAGAATTTATGACGTTCAGTAATGATAGAGGATTGTTTATTTAGCTCTCTAACATAGGCAATTGCTTTTTCTACAATTATCACGTCACCGCGCTTTGTGTATGTTTCAACTTTACCGTAAATACTGGAAACAAACAAGGCTTTATTGTATCCTCTTTCCGTACCGTCATTGATACCCTTAATTGTAGAAGCAGAGGAATATATTGAGCGTTTAAGCCTCGTCCATTCTTCCTCAGCTTTTTGTTCTTTCGGCTTTGCATCTTCTATCTTACGAGATATCACCTTGAGTGCTTTTTCTCTCCATGTTCTAAATTCATTTACAGCATTGTCATAATAATTATTCATCTTCTCATTTCGTCTTGAAGGGAAACGTGCCGGCCCCGTTATCATGGCGCTCATAATGCGAGAATGCTTATTGAATAATATTTGAACCCATTCTTTGTACTTGGAAATATAGCGTTCTCTTTCTTCCTCCGGAATCTTTTCAATGTCAGCGTTTAGCTCCTCCTCATACGTCCGTATGTAGTATGCCCCGCGTTCTTCCGGGCTGAAACTTGTAGAACTGAAAGCGTCACAAGCGCATTTCCAAAGTTCTTCAAGGTTGACATCGTATTTCCACTCTGTAACAGCCCAGGAGCCTAAGTCTTTGTCATAAATAACAATTTCCTCGTTGTTGGAAATACGGATTGCAGTATGTGCATAGTCGCAACTCATTAAATTTTGGCTTAACTTCTTTCCTCTCCAGTTAAAAAGCCATTCACCCTGTTCCGGGTTTGCTATACTCACCACCTTAAATGCACGGTGATAGTTCTTTTTTGACAGTAAAACTTGTTCGGTATTACCGGCCTGTATTTTATTTTCTTGCATCATAGTTTCTTGTTTTTTAATATTTACACCTTATATTTTCGTTCAAAATCATACTTCCTAAACTCATGGTACGCTTGTTCCAATGTTTTAGAAGTCCTATCGCCTTCCGGTATATCCCAGCTTTTGGAATTATTGATACTATCATCCATGGCCATAGAACCCCTTTCTTTCTCATACCGGCCAAGCCATTCTAAGATAACAGCCCCGTCTATCCGATCATAAACCTTTCCATACAATCCCTTTTTCGCCCGATTAAAACATAGCTTGAAATCATCAGGCTTAAAGAAATAGTATTCATCAATAATCAGATCAACTGTTTGTGCGACTTGCACCGCTCCGATCGATTTCCCGACATTAAAAAAATCTATCAAATCATTCAAGACTTTTACCATAAATCCACGAAGATGCGTCTCTCCAAATTCTTTGTTCATAACCGCTATAGAGCAACTTGGGCTATCAAACACGTCATTTACTGTTTTGGGCCGCAGACTGTTGTAATATGGCATCGGCAAGGTGCCCAAGATGCTCACGCTCGCGTCTCTTGTTTTCGGCATCAGTTCCGGAGGAAGTACGCCTGTTGTTGAGTCTATCTGTGACAACAGTTGTATTGCTTGTTGTTTGTCCATCTTGATATTTTTCTAAATCACGTTTCGCCCATTTGCGGAACGTAAGGTTTGCACTAACGTACTTTTTGAGCAACTCTCGATAGTTGTGCATCGAGACAAGAGTGTCCTGGATTAACTGAAGCGGGAAATCTCGCTTTATTCGTTCGAATTGTTCTTCCGTAAACGGCTCTTTCAGTTTAGCCACATTAGGAGCATTCGCAGCAATCCATTGCTTGAACTTTTCAAAATTTTCATTCTTGGGTTTCTCCGGTTCGGGGTCAGGGTTACGCGTGCCTGCGCGCGTATAACCCTCCTCTCCTTTCCAATCCTCTCCAGCAAGAGGATTCTCGAATGTTCCAGATTGTTCCTGAGAATTCTCGAATGTTCCCGGATTATTCTGTTTTTTGCCCGAAAGAACGTTTTCTATTACTTCTGCAGGAATTTTTGACTTTTGCGGTTTGTCGATGCGCTCACTGGAAAAGTCCATCACGTAGTAGCTTTTATTTTCGAATGTAAAAGGTACAAGGATAGAGTTTTCAATCAGTTCTTGCAGCCACCCAGAAACCTGCTGCTTACGAATATCTTCGCGGGCAGGAAAGACTTTCGACTTGATGATAGTTTCATTAGCTAAAATGACACCGCTATCATCAGCAAAGTTTTTCATGCCTATATAAAGCAGACAAGCCGGAAGAGATACGTTCGAAAACCTTTCATCTTCCCAAAATTCCGGTACTATAGTTCTAATTCTTGGCATTTTTACGCTATCTAATTATGCGACCTTCTTTAGGCACTTCTGTATCAAATTCATATTATTATTCACTAGCTTTACTATGCTATCATGGTATTCTGTGTTTCTATTGCAGACACCACGGGACTGAACTATACTGAATGTCTTTAAATTAACTTCAATAGTTTCAATATGCTTCTCACCTATCCGGGCAGAAAGGATAAGAGAATCCTTCTTCTTGAAATATTCATTTGAGAAAACACAATGGTGCATAATTTCTCCTTCTTTCTTAAATTCCTCAAGGCTTTTCAACGGTATCACTACTATCTTACCATCCGACAGTTTCAAATCAAAGAATTTCGATTTCTCTTTAATGTAGTTTTCGGCATATTTCTTAAGCTCAAGCAAACGCTGCATATCACGTGCCTTGCGCGCCTTTTCATCATCACGCTTTTTCTTTGCTACATATAAGTCATGGGCTTTTTTCAGATTCGCAGGGCAAACGTAATGAGCGTTATGCAAGTCTTTATGATAACGTGTCAGCAAGTCCAAATAATCAAACCACATCGGAACGTCCTTTATCTTATACTTGTTCCGAAGACAGATTTTTATAGATGGCCAATAGCTGCTCAATTTATAACGAATACTGTACCAACAACTCAATAAATCATACCGCTTTGCTTTAAGAAGCGTTTCGAGCTTAGGATTAGCAGGAATGGTATTAATTGCATCAAGAAATGACAGTCCATGAAGTCTGTAATCTATTCCCATCCTTGTGTATTGCGGTTTGAATACAGAATCCGGATGGTACTTATCACAGTAAATATCATTATCTCCGATACTATAATACGATCCCACAGTCTTGTTACGAATTTCAAGATTTCCACACCAACCACTACAGCCTGTATTTCTTGCAAGAGCCATCACTTCCCGTTTTCCATCGTCTTTAATCCAATGTTGAAGCACTTCCCGAATAAAATAATGAGGTTTCCTGCCTTCACGATAATAAGCATATAGCTCAAAGCATCGGATAACCTGGAACTCTTCACATATATCTGCCTTTCCTATACTTATAAACTGCTTATTAGTACGTTTCCTCGACCATTCTATTTTCAAAGATGCACCGCAATGAGGACAAATGGCACGCTTATGCTTTACAAGTTCTGTAGAAAAACGTTCTCCGCATTCCATACATACGACACGGGACTTGGTAGCATATCCTATATGGTCCAGACAATCATTATTCGCCCACTCAGCCATCATACTTTTTATATCGGGTAGCTGGCTACTCAAACTAACCACCCTAAAATGTAACTTCGTTCTCGGCTTCATAATCAGAACAGACTCATTTGTTGAACACTTTCATCTACCTTTTTCTTTGCTGGCTTCTTTTTGAGCAATCGGTATTGCTCTTCGGCCAACCGTTTGATAGCCGCTTCACGGGCCGCATTCTTGTCCTCCTCCGTCAACTCTACCTTTTGATTAGAAGAAATAGAGCAACCGGCAGAAACTTTTTCTATCTTGATATTCTCTTCGTCATAATAATGAACGGCCATCCCAAAGACTTCTGCATCACTCATTACGACAGAAGTTCCCCGTTTACGGGCTTCTCCTAAAATGTAACGACAGCATTCATCTATATTCTTTTTAGGATTTTCAAACTTGGGAGCAAACAAGGGATCTTCTGCAACTCGTTGCTCCAAATATTTCTGTATTGTATCTTTGAACTCTTTCATAACTTACTGGATTGTCATGGGCATTAATAAATAGGTAAGTTCTTCATTCTCGGATTGTTTTTCCGGGGCGATAAGAATAGCGGTACTGGGAGTAGCGAAAGAAAGTATTGAACGATCGTCATCAATACCAGAAAGCATATCTTGTATCAAAGTCGCTTTCACGCCAATAACAAACTCTCTTTCGCCAAACTCTACCGGAATGGTTTCTTCTGCAGAAGTGGAATAATCCAAGTCCTGAGCCGATACAACAAGCTTATCATAACGGGCACTCAACTTTATAAGGCATGATACTTTACTTGAAAATACAGAAGTGCGCTTTATGGCTCCCAATAGTAATTTGGTATCCGTTTTCAGTTCAAGATTGTTAGATTTCGGAACAACAGCCCGCCAATTGGGATAACGACCTTCCACATTACGAAAAGAAATTTCGTAATCCTCGAAAGAGATTTCTGACCAATCGCTCCCTACTTTAATCACCAATTTTTCTTCAGATAACGGGATCAGCCCTTTCAATACAGATGCTATCTGCCGACTGATGATTACCGAACAGGTTTCCGTACAACGTTTGTTTTCTCTCTTAAATAAACCGAGGCCATGCCCGTTAGAGGAAACAAATATGAT